ACCCGCCGAACAACTGATATCAATACCAGAGTGCTCTTTCCATCTACCAGAGATTGGATCTTGTCTCCATCCTTTTGGACTTGATATTGATGCGCGAGCACCAAGAATATTACTTACATCTTGCCCTTTTCTGTATCTAGTTCCTGCACTTATTGGTGGTGCTGGTCCAATTGGCGGCGCACCGAGAGGAGTATTCTTCGCCTTATACATTATATCAATTTGTGCTTTTGTATAACTAGAATACTTTGTCCAAGCTCCAGGACCTTGTGTTTTTAGTATTCCAATCGCAAGCAAATCTTGATTTGCTCTATCGAACATATCACTATCACTCAGACCAGCAGCTGATTGTGCCGATGGAAGAGTTCCTGGTACAATTTGATATCTTCCAGCAGCCCACAAAGTTTTTTTAGTGTTCTGATAATATTTGACTTCACCAATGGTCATGTCTGTAAGATTCTTTCCAAGCCATTTTTTAGAACCACCAGGTCTATCTCCTGCTGTACCATTATTCATTGCATTATAATCACCGCCACTCTCTGGTCCAGAAATAATATCAAGTGCTTGTTTATGAATCGGTAATAGTTGTCCACTCACTCCAGGCATTCCTGGAGAACCATCTGGAGGAGGAGCATTTGGATTAACAATTCTTGCTAACCCAGAAAGAGCTTTCATAATTGTTTCACCAACATCAAATTTTCTAAGGTCTTCAATCATCTTATTGAGATTATCATAAAGTTTATTGATATTACTTTTGTTCTTTTCATTCGTCTTATCAATTTCATCTTTATCGTCATTAAAATCAAATCCAGTCAGTGTTTTTAAAACGTCTTTTAGGTTACTTGTAAAATCTCGAAAGAAATTTTCTGTTCTGTCATACCAACTAGTTAATATTGAATAAAGTTTTCTAATTCTTTCAATCAACGCTTGAGTTGATTTAATGATTGTTGGTAGGTTTGTAATAATCCAACCAACAAAAACAACTCCCACAAAGTCCATGACTCTTCCTAAGAATCCTTTTGTGCTTCCTGCAATCGCACGCTGAGTGGATTTGAATATGCTACCAATTTTTCCAGATTCAACTACACTTTCTCTTTCTTTTCTTTCTGCTGCTTGTTTTCTAATATCATATAATTGCAATCTCTTTTGTGTTGCTCTTTGCTTATCTCTATTTGCTTGAGATAAACCTTTAACAATGCTAACGGATGTAGAGTTAGCTGCCCTCAGTCCAGTTCCAAAAGTCATAAAAGACTTCTGAATAGTTGTTAAACTATCGCTATTTTTTAATAGAGCGTCTTTTGCTTCTGCCATTATACTGGGACCACGTTAAAGTTTGAGTATGCACCTAAGAGCCACATATTGTCAGAATTTCCAGTCGCAAAGGATGGAGTGTTTCCAACAGCACCACTTGCGGCAGGTTTAGCTGGTCCTTGTGGTGCTGATGATGAAGAAGATGGAATTGTAATAGGTACAACATTAATTGCTGGAGCAGGTTCTGGTTGAGATACTTTCTGAGCAACTTCCGTATTTTTCTTCATAGGAGTCACTTCTGCAGCAAGTTTTCCAGTTCTAGAAACGTAGTTCTCCTGTACGCTATAGTTTTTGACTTCAGCATTTACTTGAACAACATTATCGCCACCAGGTTTCATTTGCTCTGCTTGTGGAGCATTGCTCATATTTCCTTCTACTGGTGGTGGTGCAGAAACTGCGTTCTTCTTTTCCTCTTCTGTTAGTTCTTCTGCTTTTAAACTTGTTCTTCCATATTCTGGTTCCATCTCTTGATTGACTGGTGCCTCACTCTTTTGAGTTCCACTAGTCTCTGCTGCTGGTGCTTCTGCCATTGGAGCAGCAGGTTTACCCATCATTGTCTCTTGTGGTTGGGTAGATATTTGCGCTGCTCCACCCTTTCCAGATTTAATTTCCTCAATCTGTGTGTTTATTTTTTGCTTTTCCTTATCAAACTCTTCTTTGGTTATTTGATTCATCATCAGCATTGAACGCTGAGATTCTATCTGACCTTCGAGTTCTTGAATTTTTGGATCAATCTTTTGACCCATTAATGTTTCTGTTGGTTTTGCTGGTAACTCTGGTCCACCTTGCCCCTGCATTGAAGGTGGTTTTGTTGGGTCTATTTGCGGTGTTTGTGCAGGAGCAGGTGTCCCATCAGGATTGGGGGTAGTATTATCTGGAGGAGGTGGTGGTGGTGTTTGAGTATTATCTGGTTGTCCACCAGATGCAAATGGGTCTGGTAAACCAACTGCTGTTGCAAGGGCACTTACTATCTTTTTAGCACCCTCCTTAGCAAAATCCATCAAATCTCTACCTGGTTTGGTAAACAAACCAACAGCAGCCGCTGCCGCCAATAGCATTCCAACTTTACCAAATCCACCAGTTAAAAGTCTCAGTCCTAATTTAGAACCAATATAAACACCGGTAATCGCAGCAAGTCCAGTAAGGACTTCTTTTTTAATTTTGTTTAACTCTTCAGTATTTCCTTGCGATAAGGCATTGATTGTATCAACTGCTCTGCTTCCTAACCAAGCACCAATCAAACTCATAAACAAGTTGCCAAGTCTACTCAATGTAAATTGAGCAACCTGCGCTAATTTTTGTGCAGGAGCAATTGCCCTTGCCTGTATCTTTTTCTCAACTACACTCTCTTGCCCTTCACGAAGTTGTTGTTGTGCTAACCTCGCTTCCAGAGCCTGTTCTTGTTCTTCTTTCCTTCTTTCTAATGCTTGTGAAGTTGCTAAACTATTCCCAATCGCTTGCATTGAGCTAGTCAATGAAGTCACTTGTGCGTTTAGACCTCGCACCTGATTAGCAACAACAGATAACTGTAATGAATTTCTATTTAAAATGCCAATGGTTTCTGGATCCTGCTGAGCTGGAGCAGTCTCTCTACCAGCAAAAGCAGTAGCCGATACTCTTTGTCTAGTAGATTGTTCCTCAGCCATTCATTTGTTGTGCTTTGAGATTTTCTTCTTCAATGTATTGTTGGAGGAAAGCAAGATATACGTCTTTCTCCCAAGGTATCATATTTTCTAACTCTGTCAAGCTATATTTATGATGCTGCATCAAAGCAAAATTAATTCGAAAGTATGACTCAAGATCAGTATGAGCCATACTCACGCGAAAAAACTTCCTAATCCCTCCAGAACAACTTCACTCTCGACTTCCGTATTTGGATTTGTAACTTTAATTGTATGAGATAGTTTAGGCATTGTGGCAAAGAAGTTTTCTACCTCTTTGAATTGTTTTGAACTCAACTGCTCAACAAACTCTCTCAATTCTTTTTTAGTACAATCTGCAGCAGTCCAGGATTCTTCTTCACTGTAAATTTGCTCAATAGAAGAAACAATAATATTAAAAGTCTCATCAATGTTTACATCAGTCAACGCGAAGTTATTTTTAACAAATTCTTCCATTGAAGGATATTTCATTCTAAGAGTGAGATTATCATCCAAACGAATATCTTTGGAGTGCTTCTCATCAAATTGAACTTGAATATCGTCAAGATTAATTACAACAGGAACTTTTGTTGTACCATCGTCTGGGCAGGTAACTAAAACTTCTACCTCTTCTCCAACAGACTTTCCACGAATATTTAAGAAAAGATATTCAATATCAAAAGTCGAAAGTTCACTTACCTTGACACCTCTTGTAAGAATACAAGAAGAGATAACGTCCTTAACTGCATTGGCAATTTGAGCAGTATCTTCGCTTTCCATAGCGATGATAAGAACCTTTTCTTCCTTCACTAAAAATGGTCTGTACTTAATCTTTTTTCCAGATGAAGGAATCTCCAACTCATAGGTTGGCGTAGAAATTTTTGGTAAAGGCATTACAATCCTTACAAATCAGTAAAATTATTTAGTGGGGATTATCCAGCCCTTCTTTCCCCAATGAATGCTGTATTAATTATACTGTCATTCAGTAAGCTGGAACCAGCTTTAAAATAGTTTGAATAATTTGGAAATGTTGAGGATGGTAAAGTAATTCCAAGATCTAATTTCGATGCAGCTTCAAATGATAGATTACCAGCGCCATATATTGAATTGGACTGCTTATTAGATTGACTACTTGAAGCAGATGTTGAGTCTTTATTATTATCTGTTCTAAAAAATTCATCTATAGAACGTGATTGTCCAGAAACATATCTGTCATAATTAAATGTTGCTGTAGCCTTTAAAAGGCTAGAACCATCATAAGAAACAGAAACTGAATCTAATGCAATCGGAAAAAGACCAAAAAATCGATATTCAATATATCTGTTATAATCTTTTTCAAATTTTACAATTCTAGTCTCATCGCACTTATATTCATTAGGATATCTCATTCTGAAATAATATCCATCTCTAAGTGGATTTACACCATCTTGACCAGTAGAAGATCCACTGGACATGAATTCCATCCAATGCTCTAAAAATTTTAAAGACCTATAAGAAGTGTCAACATAAAATTCTAAACTCATCTGAGTGAATGTTCTAGTGTGTGCCATTCTCTCAGTGACACCCTGAAAGTTTCCGACAATATCTGCCGTCGCAAATCCACTACCAGGCAATGATGCCTTGGAGCACAGTAATCCTATACTTTCTGTGATGTACCTGGCATCGATTCCTCTATCGCTTAGGTGCCTTCTAAGTCTTGGATGCAATCCACCAAACTCTACCGCATAATGTGAGGTCAGAGCCAATCTACTTACAATTGGTTTAATCTGAGATATTTTTTTAGGAGATGGTCTAGGCACTCTAAATATCTAATATGAGATTATTAGTTATTTAGATGTCGTATAAGGGAAAATACAAACCTTCATATCCTCAAAAGTACAAAGGTGATCCAACGAATATCATTTATCGTTCTCTTTGGGAACGCAAGTTCATGGTTTATTGTGACACCAATGAAAACATAATAGAGTGGCAATCAGAGGAGTTTTGTATTCCATATCGTTCCCCGATTGATAATAAAGTTCATAGGTATTTTCCAGATTTTTTCATCAAGTATAAAGATTCTAACGGCAAAATCAAAAATTCCTTAATTGAAGTGAAACCATTGAGACAATGCTCTCCCCCACCAAAACCGAAAAGACAAACTAAGAAGTATATTGGTGAGGCATTTGAATATGCCAAGAATCAAGCAAAATGGCAAGCAGCGAAAGAGTATTGTAAAGATAGGATGTGGGAGTTTAAAGTTCTAACAGAAAAAGAACTCGGTATCGAATAATGGTAAAGAGAGAAACTCTTCTCCAATCACAAAGAAGAAAACTTGCTGAACAGAGGGAAGCAAAAAGACCCACTGATACTGATGCAAATGTAAATAGAATTCGTGAGGTAAGCAATAGTATCATCGGTACAAGAGATCCAGATGATGTAATGATTGCTCTTATGGAAGCATTAAACGAGTCTGATGTACGTTCCGTTCAGTCTGGAAAATATTATATTTTTGTCTACAATGCTAAAACACCACAATTAAGATACGACCAAAATCCTTTTGTTGCAGTGAGTGATATCTTCACTTGGGGATTTCGTGGATTAAATTTTCACTGGGGAGAGATGAGACAATATACTTGGGATGAAGTTGCTGGTGGTCTTTATGAAGTTTATCAATCAGAGATTAAAGATTTGCAAATGATACCTTTTGCTAACTTCAGGCTAAATACTTAGAAAAGTATCTTGAAATGGCTCAAAGAGACCCATATCTTGGACTGAGTGCAAGAGAAAGAACACAACAAAGAGTAAAGGATTTTCAAGCATCTAGTGCTGCCAATAAGGCGCAAAGTGCTGCAAAGTCACAAGAGCAGAAAGGTGGAGATACACAAGCAAACGCAACAACAAAAGATGGTCCACCTGTAGTTTTAAGATATCCACTTGGAGCGATAGATAGTTCAACAGATAGACTGCTCATCAAAATTTACGACCAAGTAAGAAGTTCTGATATTTTTGGTTTAGATAAAGTTTTAGCTGGTGAAGGACAGACTGATATTACAAAGATTGCGGGACTTCCAGAATTTAACGCTACATTTAATAATAAAGATGCGAAATATAATGATAGAATCAAACAACTTGAAAAAAATGCAATCTATATCTATCTTCCAATTCCAAACCAAATACAAGATGCACTTACAGTTTCATACGCAGAGGATTCAATAACTCCCCTTGAAGTTGCTGGTCTTAGTGCAATGAGTGTTGCTACAGATGCATCGCAAAGAAAAAGTGCTCAAGATATAATCAATAGTTTAATCCAGGGAAATATTGCAGGTCTTGATGCTAAAACTACAGAAGCCGTAAAAACTTCTCTTTCAGGAATAGCATTAAATTCCCTTGGAGCAAACGTAGATGCAAATGCTTTACTCTCCAGAGCATCTGGACAGGTATTGCAATCTAACTTAGAACTTCTGTTTAGTGGCGTAACTCTACGCTCATTTCCATTTGTATTTGATTTTGCCCCTAGAGATGGGATAGAATCAAAAAGAGTTATGGAAATTATTAGAGCTATGAAAGTTTCAATGGTTCCTAAAAAAGGTTCTAATCCTGCTTTGTTTATAAAGGCACCAAAAGTTTTTCAACTTGAATATATCAGTGGAGAAAAAGCACATCCATTCTTGAATAAATTTAAAATATGTGCTTTGACTGGTATGTCTGTTAACTACACAGCATCAGGAACTTATGCAACTTATGATGACGGCACTCCAGTTCATATTCAAATGGAGTGTACATTTAGAGAAATTAATCCAATCTACTTTGAAGATTATGCAAATGAACCAGATGGAGTAGGATTCTAATGTCATATTTCAGAGAACTACCTGATATTCTATATCAGTCAAATCTTTCACATAAAATTTCCTCACGAGAATATGTGAGGATTAAAAATATCTTTAGAAGAGTTAAACTTCAAGATTGGATTGAAGATAAGGTTAACTTCTTTAGTAAGTATGATATTCTTGATACCCAAAGACCAGACAATGTTGCAGAGATTTTGTATGGTGCTCCAGATTATGATTGGGTTGTTATTCTGACATCGGGAATAACAAGTATCAGAGACCAGTGGCCACTTTCTAATTATGATTTATATCAATATGTTGAAAATAAGTATGGATTACAAGAAATAAATGCAATACATCACTATGAAACTATTGAAGTTAGAGATTCGAAGGGTAGACTTATTCTTCCTGCTGGTCAAATAGTAAATCAAAACTTTACAATTCCACCACCATATGATGCATCAACTGCTTCTAATTTTTATGTTGGTGTGAGAGAAGAATCAAATCTCGATTATAAAACAGTTTCTGGAGATATCAATCCTGTTATTGGTGTTTCTAACTATGAGTATGAAACTATAAAGAACGAAGAAAAGAGAAGAATAAATGTAATGAAACCAGCGTACCTTCAAATATTCTTAAATGAAATGAGAACTATTATGAATTATGGAGAGAGTTCTCAGTATCTTGATAGAAAACTAATTGTTACTGAGAACAGTCGTCTCATCGGTCCATAATAGTTTTAGTTTCTTATCAAACATCATAACGTATCGGTGCTTGCGGGAGCGGTCACGCCATTCTCCCTCAGCACCTTTTACTTTGCCACGAGAGTGCTTAGTTCCGTCTGCATAGTAGAAATCTTTCTTTGCATCTGATAGTCCACAATACATAAAGTTACAAGCGCGATAGATTGTGCCACTATGGCGGTCACTATCAGCGTATGAGATAATTGCTTTGACATCTGCTTCGCTTCTAAATCTTTTAATCGCCTTTGAAACGAACCAAGAAGTAATGTTGTACTCTTGTGACTGCGTATCTGGATGGATGCAGAGTCGAGAGAGTTCAAAGAGTCCTCGTTGTTGGGTTCTGTCAAGACCAAATGCTCCTTGCGCGATTTCTGGTACTGGAAGTCCTGTAAAGATAATGACTCCTTGGATGCCACCAATATTTAGAGGTGAAAAGTCATTTTTCTTGTATAGACCGTAGTTATATCCTGATTTAAATCCTTTTGAAATATCTTTCAAATAATGAAACCGCAGAAGTAACTCTGCGGCTTCGGATTTACTTACACGGTCAATGTAATAATCGTTTTTCACTTGAACAGTAAGTTAATGTATGCTGCCACAACTAAAAGTGTGAGGCAGATT